GAAAGATCATACGCTGCCCAGGAGATTTAAAGGGACTCCTGGGAGTAGAAACGCTATGGTATCCCAGCTCAAAGGCCGCGGAGGTTTCTATACTTATCCTGACGGACAAGTAGTACAAATCTTTGTAAATTGTCCGTCTCACTCACCGTAGTATGAGAGATGGATCCGGCTAAACCATGCCGGTTGGGATTGCGATCGTCCTCGCTAAGGCCGAGTAATTAAACTCTAAACTGGTACCTCACCCATCCCTGGGTTATAGTAGAGTGGTGGAACATTCAGGAAGAATGACAACGAAAAGTCAGTTCCTGCGCAACAGTATCGGTGCAAGACCGTGTTGGGCGTGTTCGTTCGTGTGGATGGCCGCGTCGAAATGGTCACCTTGTAGGTGTCACGTTGACTTTGGTCACCCTGCACACCACGTGAGTAGTAGTTAGGGTTGGGATGGTAAAATCTCGACGCTGCCATATGCGGCATTTCGAACGAAATTCCAGGTTGGACAGACGTGTTATTAACAATGACGCCACCACCGCAGTTGTGTTCATGAATAGTAAGTGACCATCGGGATGCTTGCTTGCTGTATGAATCAGCTGCAACGTAGGTAGTCATGTACTGTGGACCATCAGGTGCTGAGATTATAGCATTAGACAGACGGCGTACTTCGACATTCGAGAACGGTCCGTTGCCATCACAATCAATATTGTAATGCCAGCGCACCGAACCGCGCATACCCACGAAAGCAGAAGCGATCCACTCAAGGTAAGTCATGTAGGTATAATTGTATTGGAACGTCGTTGCAGGGACTTCTACACCCTTCGCAGTATACATTCCATGTGGATCATATCCAGGCGGTGGAGGGAACTTAGTCATGTAGTGTACGATATTTCCGGTTAGATCAGAGGTTGTAACCTTCCGACCAATTGGGATAACATCGACCTTGCAAGACCTGCGCAATAGTAACCGAAGCGATGGCACAGGGTCTGCAAAGTTCACCAAAAAGCGATCTGGGTTTTGAGTAGAA